TATTACCATTTTTATCAGTTGGTGTATTGATTTCAGCTAGGTTGCATCCTTCATTGATGCCTACAGGGATCGCACTTGCCCCTGAAAATTCTCTTACTTCTACGTTTTGATTAATGTTATACATTTCTTTTCATTTTTTAAATTATTAAAATAAATCTGTCGAGTCATAACCGTCATCTTCGACAGTTGTGCTCTCTTCTGTTGAACTCACTTCATTTTTAGGTGTGAACTCTTGACCTTGTATCACTTCTCCGCCAGATTTTTCAACTGCTTGTTGTAAATCAGCTATAGTATCTTCTGCTCTAGCGGTGTTTGGATTAGATAGTTCTACTTCAGGTTCAGCTGCTTCATCCCATTCTGATGCAGTCGCTTCTCCTTCTGTTTCTTCTACATTAGGCTGTAGTGTAATCTTATAGAACTTATAACCATCATGTATTTCCCATTCTACACAGTCTTCACATACATATAGTTTGTTTGGACCTGTAGAACCTAAATCATATTCTGATCTTAAGTCTCTATTATGAGGAATATTTTTAATTACTCCTTGTGGATTAACAGCTACTCCATTTCCATCTATTGCTTTATAAACATGAACGATTTTCTCTTCGCCATCTTCAGGATAAGCAAATCCTATTTTATTATCTCCTTGTTTAACTCCAATTCTTGAAAGCAGTGCAGGGGATAACTTCATTAAACCATTATCTCTTAGTTCGATACATAGATCATCACCAAAAGCATTAAGTCTTTCGACTCTTTTTCCTTGTAGTTTCATATTAGTTATAGTATTTTGTTATTGTTTCAATTACTTTATTTAAATCGTTAGGTACTTTATCGCTAGCAAACATTCCCTTAGGAGTCTTAGCTGTTGTTGTACCGTCTGATTGTGTTACAAAGGAGTGTGTTACTTTACCATCTCCATCAGGACTTACGTCCGTGAATAAGACAATAGTAAACATGCCTTCCATTGTAATTACATTATCCACTAGTTTACCAATAGTCTTAAACTTTAGTTTACGATTACCTTGTAAATCAGTAGATGTCTCTGCGTGACCAACCATTACAAAAGTAATGTCATCTCGCATGTTTTTACCACCGTTTGCAACTTCCCATGCGTGCAATCCGATCTCTGTAAATTTATCAAATCCGCGTTCATTTGCTCTACGCATATACTCATTAGCCATAACATATTGAAAGTCATCAACAATTACAGTCTTAATGTGAGGCATATTTTCGTCAATATGCTTCATGATAGAGCAGATAGTTCCTGCGTTATCTGATTCAATATAATTCCCTTGAGGATTCTCTTTAGTTAATAAACTAAAGTCTTTCTTCCATCCTCTAAAAGGCATAGGTTTTTTTGCTACATTTATAATAAATGTAGATTTAGGGTCTAGATTTTCTAGACTAGTGGATTTACCTGAACCACTCTCTCCTATTATTAAAATTTCTTGTGCCATATTAATTTAATTCAGTTGTTCTTATTATTACTACATCTCCACAAAGAGGGTCACTGGAATGCCAATGTAGTATAGTAGCTCTGTAATTAATAGGTAAGCTTTTTAACTTACCTTCTTCATTACATATTATACTATATCCTTCTTGTTTTGATGGCACTACTTCTATCATACCTCCTACAGCTTTCTGTAAGTGAGGTAGTTGCTGTTGTTCGGGAAGATTTAGTGCGGAATCTCCTCCAGCTGCATGCATTATTATTGCCATATTTTTTACATATTAAAATTCATTTTTCCAGGTTCATAATATTCGTCTACTCTATTATATTTTAAATTATCGAGCATACCAAGTACTAATCCTGCTTCTCCTTCTCTATTTTTTATTAAATGCCAATAAATCATTGCTTGTTTAGCATTCATTGGATTTAATATAGGTAGATTGTTAGGTCCATATGTTTGCATATTTAGCATAAAAGGTTTATGACTAATTATCACATTATCTGATCCGTGAAACACAGAATCACTACCAAATATATCTTTCTTCATTGGGTAGTGCAACATTGGATTAGCTAATCGTTCAGCTCTTTCTATTTCTCTATTAAGTTGACTTAAAGCTACAACTATACATTTTATTTGTTTTTTAATAAACATAAACATTCTATATAATTCAGCTAATAAGTGCCTTTCTGCTTGTCCACCTCGTCCTTTAGTTAAAAGAGTATGGTCTAGAAATATAACACTTCCATAATCATCTCCTTTAATTTTTAGTTGCTCTTCATGAAATTTCATGATGGTATTATATACCTGTTCAACAGTACCTGGCACATCCACATAGTATATATCATACTTAGATATGTCCTGCTTTACTAACTCTTTAGCAACATCAAAGTCAGCATCTGTTAGTGAATCAGTACTTGAGTATAGTTCTGAAACAGTCTTCTGCATTTTAGAAGAAATCTTTCTACCTACCTGCTTCATAGCAAGCATTTCGAAGTTAAATGATAATACTGAAAAGTTCTCTTCAGGATTTTCATCAAACAGACTAGTTTCTAATTCATTTGCAATTGACGATTTACCTGAACCTGACATTCCACCTATAGTTACAATTGTACCCCACTCCAATCCTCCCATTATAGATTGGTTAAGTTTAGTCCATCTTGTAGCTAGTGACTTGACAAGTCCCTGTCTTCTGTGATCCATATAAGTTAATATCTCACCAGAAGCCGTATCTATTCTTTTATACTGTAATTGTTGGCTAGATGAGTTTTCCTCCATAGTTCACATTTTTATTTGGTTTATTTTTATTCTTCTTTAGTCCTATCAATATATCTTTCCATATCTCTTCTTTTAACCAGTTCTTTAAAGTTTTAAGATAGGCAACATTACCTGTAGACTTTCTTTTATCAACATAAAATTTAAGTGCTACTTGTAATTGTTGTGGTGTCACTTTTTGTTCCTGTACTATCTTAACGTACAGGTCCTTAATTGTCTTCCTTCCTTCTTTTAAATAAGAAGTTTGACCACTTGCGCGTGTAACTTTTGTGGGATAGATTCCGATAAAGTCTTCAAACTCATCGGCATACATACTAAGGGAACGTTCAATTAGATCATCATCTCCTAAGAAGGGATTCTCTGATTTCTCGTCAGCAAAGCTGTCGACCATTCCTTTAATAAATTCTATACCTTGAAATGTTACCACCCAAGCAGTCTCTTTCTTTTCAAAATATCCTAATTTTTCTAGATGTTCAAAATTGGAAACATGGATAGACTCAATAGTATCTATATATAACGCTAGCATATCTAATTTACCATATGCATGAGAGTATAATATAAAGTATTGTGTTACCGTCATTTGCTTATCTTTAAGCAGTGCGATAAAGGGTCTACCATATGCAATCATATTTTAATTATTAAGATTAATATCCTCTACACTTGTTACCCATTGGGTATTGTAGTCTTTCGCTGTTCTCTTCCTCACCCATGATAGCTCTTGGCTACCCGTGACGTATAAATTTATATAAATCGCTGTTTTTCCTTCCTGTAATCTTAATGTTCTTCCTGTTCTTTGAATATTATCTAGTGCTTTAGAACTACCTGCACAGCAAATGCCTAATGAACATTCTGGTACATTTAAACCAGCGTTCAAAGCTTTTACTGAACTAAGTATATTGTACTCATTCTGCTCTCCAAAGTCTTCTAATACTTGTTGACGTTCTTTCTTTTTTAATTTACTATGAAATAGTAAACATTTATCGTCACCAATAGTATCTCTTACTTCAGTAGCAAAATCAATACTTTCACTAAATACTAAAGCCTTTCTGTCTGAAAATTTCTCTATAAGTTCTTTTGTAATTAATAATTTATTAGAAGCATTGTAACATAACTTCTTTCTTTTCTGCATCATCATGTAGAATACATTTGCCCATTTCTTTTTATCTGGATCTGAAGAACTCTTCCACTTACCTGCGTTTTCGAATGCTTGAAATTTACCACCTAGTTCAGTTACTGCCATATTATAGTAGTATTGAACTCCGTTGTATTTTTTAGCTTCTTCTGGTGTAAAGGGTATTCCTAAATTGAATACCTTATATACTGAGATCAATCCCAGTGACACAGCCTTGTTTAAATCTGTAGTATAAACAATAGGCGCAAACATGTTTAGAAATTCTAAATATTCTTCATTTTCTGGTGTTGTTGCAGTTAGACAGTATATATTATCCCATGTATTATTCTCATAGAACTTTCTATATTCTGGAGATAATGTAGTATGAACCTCATCGACAATAACAATGTCATAATGCTCATTTCTATATTTATATGCTGTCTGTATACACTGAAAGTCTACTCGATCTAGTAAATGTTTTAAATCCCATTTTTCAAATTCATTTAACCATTCGTTATCTCGTAGATTCTCTGTTGGAACTATAATTAAAGCTCGCTTAAATGGCTCATCCTCTAAAATATCATTTAGAGCTAACAAACCCATTCTGGTTTTACCTAAACCTGTAGCAGCAATTGAAGTTCCCTTTTTGCCAGCATTATTCCATCTTAATAGATGTTCTCGCTGTTCCTTATCTTTATTTACATTTAATATATTCATCTAAGTTAAATACTGTGTGTTGTATGTAACTAAGAAGATTCCCCATTTTCTTTTTTGCTCAAGTTGGACAGGTTGGCCCCAGGGACACATCCCTGGAACCTTGTCCATCATATCTGCAATAGCATGCTTTAACCCTTCACGAGTATCAGCTTCTACAAAAGAAAACTCTTCAATATCTTTAAACATTACTTTTCCCATTTTTCGCTTATGTTAGTATCAGCCTTAAGTAATCCTGACGGTAATATGACACGAGCTGCCTCTTCCATAAGAACTTTCATTTGTTCTTTCCACTCAGAGACATAAGAAGTATGACATATAGTATCTATTTGATCATGTACAGTCATAACAACTTTAACAGGAATCTCGTGTAATTTAATATACTCATGTATTAACACTAAAGCCTGTTTTGTCATATCAGCTCCTGTTCCTTGTATAGGGGTATTTTTAGAAGCTCGTTCTATAGTCCCTAACAATTTCCATCCATCTTTACTTTGAGATAGTCCTGGTTTCCAATCATTAAACCATCTAATCCTTTTAAAAGGAGCAAATGTTTTAATGTAACCATGAGACGTTCCATACGTGCCCAAAGATACTAAAAATTTGTGAATAGAAGGAAAGATTGTAAAGTATTTTGATATTAATTCCTCAGCTTCATCCTGACTGATTTTCAGGGTGTTAGCTAATTTATGAGGGCCCATTCCATACGCTAATCCAAAGTTAACAGTCTTAACATTAGTTCTTAATGTATAATGTTTAGGACATTTGCATTTCTCTTTCTTTGACATGTATACACAGTCATCGTCAGCTGCATCTATCCATTCTTGACCATAAACTAAGTCTGCGCATATAGAATGTAAATCTTCTCCGTTATTTAAAGCCTGAAGCCATACAGGATCTTGTGATCCTTCAGCTATAATACACAATTCTTGTGAACTATAGTCTGATGATACAAATCTGTAATCGACCAGGCCTGATACAAAACAATTTCTAAAATCATTTGTACTAGGTATTTGTTGCATATTAGGTTTTTTACTAGCTACTCGTCCCGTATTTAATATCTGACTAAAAGAAGTATGTACTCTATTATCTAGTCCTACATTCTTTAAAAAGTCTTCACCATACGAGGTAGAAAGCTTCATGCTTTCCTTGTATTTAATATAATCTCTAATAAGTGGGATTTTGTCTTTGTAATTACTTAAATCAAATGCTCCTACACTCTCGAGTGCAGGTATTATTTTATTAAATACTTTAAGTACTTGACTAGGACTATCCCAATTAACAGATACCTTTCTTATAGTATCTATTGAAGCAAATAAATCTGCTTGTAGATACTTCTTTACAAATGGAGCTAACTCAGGGATATTTAATACATATGTATCTAATTTCTCCCTAAGTTTTTTTGCTTTTACAATAGATTTATCAGCAAGGGTTAACCACACTTCTGTGTCTAATCCTATACCGTTAAATTCTACGTCAGCTAATGCCAATGCGGTTTTGTTTTCTAATGCTACGGTTTCTTCTAGCTCATTTGCTGGAATACCATTAGCCTTTTGAAACTCACGCAATGTTATTAGATGTTCAACATCTTTAGCTCCATATTGTATTTGTTCAATAGTAAACTCTTTATTACCTAAAGATATAAAGCCCTGTCTTATATCTTTATCAAGATCTAATCCTAAATATCTATTTGTTAGATCTATCAGTCTAAATCTGTAAGGTCTACCATTATGTATAACTTGGTCAACTATCATAGTATCCCAAATATTATTTAATTCTATATTATAAGAACTTCTTATAAATTTATAATCAAACTTTACATTATGTAATACCTTAACAATACCTTGACATTCTAAAATCTCACGTAGTGGTTCAATAGAAACTTGACGAGTATCAATTACAAATTGATTTTCATCATCTCCTATTTGAAACATTGTTAGTGAATCTTTTAAAAAATCTAAGCCTGTAGTCTCGGTATCAACACCTAATACAGCTTTAGATTGACAGTAATTAACAACATCTTCTATCGATGCGGTTTGAGCTGCTGTATTAGTACGACCTACAAAGTAAATCATTCTAATATATCTACGAATCTATTTTCGTGTGCATTACGTATGTCACCATTATTCATAGCTGAGGTTCCTTCTTTATCAGGGATATAGGTACCGTCTACTTTTTCGAAAATCATAAATTCTTTTTCTACTGATCCTTTTTCTTTAGAGAAAGTATTAAGAATTAAGCCATCAACTCTACACTTATCGATTTTATCTTTAAGTTCTCGATTAATGCTTTGATTCTGTATCATCTCTTCTTCTTCTTCAGTAAGGGTAGCTTGATCTATTTTACATTTATTAACCTCAGATACAAACGTTACATGTAACGCTTTAGCTGTTTTAGTTATATATCTTAATGATTCATCAGTTTTATCTCTTAAAGAATCTATTTGTAAGAGATCTGATGGTATAGGTAATATAACATTTTTGTAATCTTTGGTAGTAACGTATAATAAAGGATTAGTTTTACCTTCTTCTTTTAAGCTCGCAAATATACTTTGTAGTACTTGGATCTTATGTTGGTTCCACGTAATCATTTCTTTAAATCTAAAGCTATCTGCAAAAGAATAATATATCCAGCTAAATCAGATAAAGTATCCTCCGTAGTATCATTGATACCACTATTTTTAATTCTCATTAATTTATCATCCATGCGTGCGCATAATGATTCAATAGCATCTCCTTTAGAGAAGACACCGAGTGGAAATAAAGCACTACTCCCATAAGCTTTGTTTTTTTCCAATAAAAGCTGTTCTAGCTTCTTACATTTTAGAGAAATAGTTTCTCTAACCTTCTTGTTTATTTTTTCATTCATACTCTTTCAGTGTTATCGGCTCGTGAACACTCAGCAGAACAGTATCTACTGTCTTCTTCTAAAGGTTCCCCGCAAAAGCCACATTTACAAATATCTATTTCCTCGAGATGTTCAATCATCTCTTCTAGTACTGCACGCATAGCGTCAGCATCAATAGCTACTCCATCACTGTCTTCTGTATAGTATACAGGGACAGTGACAGGAGTATCTAAAGTATTTTGATCTTCTTTACTTATTGCCATTTTTTACTCTTTTATCAATATGTTTCTCTATTTGACTAGAAATATACATACCACATGCAACTCCCATTGCAAATAGTAATAAAAGAAAGAAAGCAGTTAGTATAAGATTTTCTAATTCTATAAATTCCATATTAGTTAGTATTATACTTTACAAACATAGATCTGCCCAAGCAGTATAAATAGAACAGTAGCTATTAATCCAACAATACCAATAAAGAAAAGTAACTGTGCAGTTGCTTTACTTCTTTCGTGTTTAGATAATAATTCTCTTACTTCTTTATACTCATCTACTTTCTTTGGCATGACGTATTTGATAAGTGGTTAATAAATTGATTTCTTAATTTAGCATGTTGTCTAAACAATACTAATACAGCTATAAATGAAAACATTATACCTGTGATAGCCAATAACATAAATGGCCATGTGTCTGGGTGTGTGATGATAGTGTGCATAATAATATATTTAATTGGTTTATAATTTAGTTAAAAAAGATCACCTACGACTTGCACGCCAAGGTCCACTTCGCCACATTACATCGGTTGGAGATAAGGTCC